TTTGAGCAAATTCTGCTGCGCTCATGCCTGCGGTCCTCGCAAACATGGCAAGGCGTCGGTCTCCTGTTGCTACGGCCTCAGTCATGCCCATAAGTGCCTTTGATACAGCAGTCCCGCCTGCCTGTGCCTCAACACCAACAGAGCCAAAGGCCCCTGATATGCCCATGACCTGCGCCTCGGTCAAGCCGGCGATTTTCCCAGCACCGGCGATCTTGAGCGTAAAGTCAACAATCTTTTGCTCTGTGGTTGCAAGGTTGTTGCCAAGCGCAAGCACTGTCGAGCCGTAACGGTCAAAGGACCTCTGCCCTGTGCCCATAATGTTGTCGATCTGGGCAAGGCCGGTTGCAGCGTCATCAGCGCTCATTTTGGTCGTACTTCCAAGCATAGCCATGGTCTTGACAAACTCAGCGATATTGTCTGTCTGAATTCCGAGCTGGCCTGCTGATTCGGCGATATTTGCAAGCTCTTTATGGGCCAATGGGATAGTCTCGGTCATTTTCCGGAGAGACTTGTCTAGCTGAGTAAGCTGCTCTTCAGTTCCGTCTACAGATTTACGCACCCCGGCGAAGGAATCTTCCCAGTCAATGGCAGCCTTGCTGACAGCAGTGATGCCTGCAATGATGGGAGCTGTAACGCCTATGGTCCACTTGCGCCCGATGGACTGCATGCGCCTTGCGGATCGCTCAAATTCCCTTTCCGTGGACTTAACCGCCCTGGCTGCTCTTCCCATCGTGCGCTCAAAATCTGTTGCACTAGCCGTGAGCACTACTGCCATGCTGCCCACTGTCGCCATAGACTCACCTCCCCGCCTAAAATAAAAGGCGACCCGTCAAGAGTCGCCGTCATCAAACTTGTCCTGCCAGACGCGCCCCCACATTCCGAGAATTTTCTGGTGGTCCTCCGGAGACTGCGTTGGTGTGGGTTCTTTGTCGCGCTCAAGCATAAAATCCTTCGGCTGGAATGGCTTCTTTTGCTTTTTCGGGTCTCTGTTGACGTTTGCTATGGTAGACGCCACCAGCCCAGCCCGCCAATCATCGACCTCAGTTCCCCACGGCTCCATCTCGAAAAACGCTATCCACTCAGAGAGCTCCCGGCTGTCAATGCGCTCCAGGAGCTCCCGAACTGTCATGCCAAGGGCCAGGGCTAACCGAAAATAGAATCTTCGCTGAGGCCGTCGTCTGAGTTTTTTGCTAGCTCCTCCACATCCTCGTCTTTGAGGCCAGAGAGTCTCTGTGCTACCTCGAAGAGCCTGTCCAAAACAACGGCTGACTTCTTTCCAAGCTGGCCGACATCCGCATCAGAGAATATCCGGTTGCTTTCCTCATCAACGACAGTCAATGCAACCAGCTTTGCTCTGATATTGCGGAGGTTCATCTTGGTGGACTTTCCACGCTGTTCTACAACAGAAGACTCAAAAGCATCGCGTTCAGTGCCTGTGAGTGTGCGCACATAGACGCAACCACCCCATTCAGGCACTTCAACCAGCTCGCGAGGGAGGTCCTCCGCTTGCAGGATCGCATCTCGTGTCAGTATTTTGACCTTAGCCATATCTCATGTCCTCCTATGCTATTGCCCCATACGTGGGCTTGGACGTGACTGCAATTGTTACCTCGGCCTGCATGACGTCACCGGCGGTGATCTCTTGTGGTGCGAATCCGGTCACATAGCCGCTAAAGGTGTAGCCCTTGCCGCTCTTGTATTTGATCTTGCATGTCTGCTCAACTCCGCTGTAGAGCGCGGCCTCGCAGGCCTTGTGTCCGGCATCCTCTGGGTTAAAGTTGATTGTGAATGACATGTCACCGCCATCTATCAATCCAATCAGTTTCTTCTTGAATTCATCAGCAGGGTTCAAGTCCTCCACATCAACCGTTTCTCTCGTTGGCCCTGGCGGAGAAATACTTGCCACCTGTCCTATCGTGTTTGTTCCCAATATAAATTGAGTTTTTAGGCCAGTTGATTCAGCCATTTGTCACCCCTCCTCAAATAATTTCTACCAGCTCTTCATATGTCGGCTTTGCAGTCACAGCAATCGTCACTTCGGCCTGCATGACGTCGCTTGCAGCGATCTCTTGAGGCGCAAAGCCCGTCACGATGCCGGTAATGTCGTAATATCCACCGTCGGAATAGACCTCTTCGTCGAACGGGAACTGAATGCGGTAGTTGTATGGGACGCCGTTCGCGAAGTCTTCCTCCAGGTCTTTGTGGCCCTGCTCTTCCGGATCGAAGTTCAGCGTCACGGAGAACTCTCCGCCGTCAATGAGCCCCACGAGCTTCTTTTTGAAATCGTC